TTTGCGCGTATTTCGTCGGGTCGAACACTAACACCGTCGACCCGTCCTCTTCCTTCGTCACGGTGTCGTGGCAGGCGCGGAACACGGCGCGGGATTCGCCCTGATTCAACACGCGTCGAACCGTCACGGTCGCGCCGTTGCTGAGGGTTAACACGTCGGTGTGGGGTTGGACGAATTGAAAACGCGCCATGTTATCCGCCGGGTTGGCCGAGGGTCGCGGTTAAGTGCGTCGCGTCCGTCATCTGACACGACACCACCGGGAAACACAAATCGCCCCCCTTCCGCGGCGCGGTAAAGCGGACCGATCGCTGTTGGAGCTTGAACGTGTCGGCGGACTTCACGACCGCCGACAGGATCCACGCGCCGGGAGTCTGCTGAATCGTCCACGAGGTAAGACTCGCGGCGGTGAAGTATCCCCACACGATGGCCCCCTCCCCGCCGCGTAACGTCAAGGACTCGAACATGCGTTACGGCGCGACGCCCGCCACCCACCCGGTCCCGTTCCAATACGCCGTGGAGCCGTCGGCCAGGACGATCCGTTGCCCGGTACTCCAGGCGGTCGCCGGTGAGGCGGTGACCCCGGACAACGCCGCCAGATTTCGCGGCGCCGACGCGCCCGCCGGGGTGAATGTGCCGTTGCCGGTCCCCGGACCCGCGCCCGTGGCGACGACTGCCCCCGGCACCTGCCACGACCCCGCCGCCTTGAACGTCCCCGTCACCTTCGGCGAATTCAGGGAACAATCGATCGACGCGTCGAGGTACGCCAACCCTTGCCAGAAGAACGTGGATTCGGTCGTGTTCGGGGTCAACTGCAACGTGCCGGGGACGCCCGACACCGCCGCCTTGAAGAGCGCCAGCTCGGTCGAATTCCAGAACCCGGCGAAACTTCCGGCCACATCCATAAAGCCCGGCGACCAAACCTTGTTGGAATCACCCCAACAGGTGACATCCTCGAAATCGGTTTTGTTATCGAGGGTCCATTTATTCAGGGACGCGATTTGGACTAACGTCGCGCCGCCCGCCGGATCCCACGACACTTTCCCGTTGCGGCCATTCTTAATCGACATTCGTTACTCCTTAGTCGGGCCACGCGCACTCTACCCGGTAGTACCCGCCGTAGTGATGCCACGACAGGGATTTGTCGACTTCGTCGACGACCGAATCCGCCAACCGTTCGTCACGGACGCAATCGATCGACGCGTACCCGGTCGGCGTCGCGATCGGGGTGTCGCCGTCTAACACGTTGTCGATGCGTTCGGCGGCGTCTTTCATCGCGCCGAGCGACGTGTCCGTCGAGAGTCCGACCGCTTGCGCGATATACCGCACCGATTCCAGGCGGCGGTGTTGAAACACCCCGTCGTCGGTCGACTGGTCGACGGTGACCAACACGAACACGCGCAATCCCGGCGGCGGGATCCCGAACCACACCCCGCCGGGGACCAATCCCGCCAACGTCGCGTCGGCTTTGAGCGCGTCGAGGATGACCCGATCGATCTGGCTGGAATCGGGGTTAGACACGGGGCGCCTTTTTCACCGGGAGGTCCGCGAGTTCGGCGCGCATGGCCCGAACTTCGATCGGGGCAATGCGACTGAACACGTGTCCGTGGGGCTTTGGCCCTTTCGTCGTCGCGCCGCCGGTCTCGAAAATCTTGGCGTACACCACGTCGTTGCGGAGCGTCCATCGCGGGTGCAGGTCCGTCGATCGGTCCGTCAGGGTCAACCCGCGTTGCAACCGCCCGGTGACGACCGGGTACCCGTCGTGGATGGCCTGAAAGGCGGCGGTCGCGTGCGTTGTGACGATGGACGCCGCCGCGTCCGCGACCGCTTGCGGATACGCGTCGAGGAGCACCAGGTATCGGTCGAGGTTGCGCCACGCCATCACGGCACCACTTCCGCCGCCAGCAGTTCCGTCGTGCGGTCGCGTTCGTCAACGTTCGACACGTACAGGACGTTGAACGTGCGCCCTTTGAAGGTCACCCGTGTTTGTGAGGTAATCCCCGGATGGTACCGGCCGGTAATGACGTGGGTCGCTTGCGCGACGACCGACCCGCCGCCGATGGATTCGAACGACCGCAACCGGGTCGAGGGCGGTTGAATGGCACACCGCCACGTCGGCGGGTCGAGCGGGAGCCACGACGGCACGAACCCGCCATCCGGATCGCTGATGGGCGGACCGGGGTCGTCGAGGGTCACGACGTGCCGGTAGGATCCGATCGTCGCGCGGGTCGGGTCGATAGAGGACAGGGCCACGCGTCACCCCACGACCGGCGTCCGGTGTCGCCCCAGTAAGTTGATGATGGCGCGCCACACCGCGTCGTCGGTCGTGGCTAAGTCGTCACCCCGGTGTTCGTAATAGTGCCCCAGTAACAACTTGATCGCGTGCACGACGGCGCGCGGCGCGGTCTGGTCGGTCCACGTGCCGTCGCTATCGGCGCCCATCAACGCGCACACCGCTTCCTGCGCCGCGTCGACGAAGGCCGCGATTTCGGTGTCATGGTCGGTGTCGGTGACCTGGAGAAACACCTTGGCATCGGCCAACGGGACCAACGGCACCGACGGATTGACCCACGACACGTCCAGCGGCATCAGTTCACCGTCACCGGGTCCGGGGTCGGGTCATCAGCGGGGGCGGCCGGTTGCGGTCCCGGCGCGGGGGGCACGGCGCCACGTTCCGCCAACGCCGCCAACGCCCACATTTGTTGCTGCATGTACGGGGTATCGCCACCGGGCACCGGTCCCAACCCGAAATACTTTTTGCGGGCTTCGTTCGGCGTCATGGCGCCGGACGCAATCGCGTCGTGTGCGGCTTTCGTGCGCGTCTCCGTGTCCATCCAGATCAGCGAGTCGTAATCGAATTCGGTCCCGTACGGCGCGGGCAACGCCAACCCGTCGTCGAGCACGTCCTCCATCGACGCCATGTGTTGCTGCAGACACTGCGCGTGATACTGCAACTGCGTCGCTTCGGAGTTCGCGTACGGCGGTTGTTTCGACGCGTCGATATAGGACAACGGCACCCCGAAACACCCGGCGATCGTCGCGATCGCGCCGTCGCGTTGTTCGGTCAGTTGCGCGTCGACCGCCGTGGTCCCGATGTCCTGATATTTCATCCCGTACCCGACAATCGCGGTTTTGCCGGGGCCGAGTGCATGCCACTTCGCGGAAATCCTGGCGGCGATCGCGTCGTCAATTTCCGTGGGCGCAATCAACACGCCCGACGGGCGCCCGCCTTTGGAGAAAAATTCCGCCGACGCGGTGTCGATCAACGTGCCGAGGGCGGCGTTCAGTCCGCACGCGTAGAGTGGCGACAATCCCATCAAGGGGTGAATGGCGCAGTTCCACCGGTCGTGCATGATTTCCGATGCGGGGATCCCGATGTCGCCGTCCGGCAACCCGGCCAGGTACTGCGGACTCACCGCGTAGAACACCGACCCGTCGGGCGCGACCAGCACCCGCACTAACCACGGGTCGAGGACGTACATCGCGCGCACGACCCCGCGATCGTCGCGGTCCTTCAGCACATAGGCATTGCCGTTGAGGAGCTTACTCAGGATCCACGATTCCTTGAACTGCGCGAACGTCTGATACCGGTTCGGTTTCTCGAGGACCGGTGAAAACGCCGGGGAGTACGTTTCGGTCCAAATCCCGTCGCCGTCCTGTTCCACTAAGCGCAACGGGATCTTGGCAATGTCGCCCGCAATCAAGGAGACACACCGGAACACCGCCGGATTCGTCAGGAGGTTCGGCGGGGTCAACTGGTCGTCGTTCAGTTGCCACGCGCCCGTGTAGGGTTCGCGCACGACGGGCGACCACCCGCCGCCGCCGCTGACGGGCGGCGACGGAACGGATCCGGCAATCATCGCCGCGACCCGCGATCGCACCGTCGAGAGCATCCCCACGGCGACCGCCGCTTACTTGTGCGCCGCCGGGGCGGATTTGGTCGGGGGCACGTCCGCCAGGGACGGCGCGGGGTAATTCGCCGCCGTCAGGTAGTACACCGCGTTCGCGTTCGCGCGCAGCCAGTTGACGTAGCGTTCCGCGCGCAACCCGACGAGGTTGTTCTGCCAGAGGGACACGTACACGGTCGTCGCGTCCGCCGGGGACATCGGCGCGGAGTCCATTTGGACTGACGCTTCCCGCGACGCGTCGATCGTGACCCCGCCGTCGTCGGCGTACAGAATCAGCGACGGCTGAAACGCGATAATGTTGCCCCCGACGGCATTCGACGCAATGACGTTGATCCCGCGATAGTTCCCGCCGTCCACCGTCAAGCCAGGGAACATCGGCGAGCCGTCGGCGTACGCGTAGAACGACATCGCCAGGGCGTTGGCGGGCGACATGATCACGGTCAGGCCGCTGAGCGGGACGTTGAGTCCGGCAAAGTGGCTGATGATGTTCAACAGGTCCGCGCGGGGATTCGCGGTCGCCACAGCGGTCGCCGCGCCATTGGTAATCGACGCGGGGTGCACGCCCGCGACCGCCGCCACGGTCGGATCGGTGAACTGCGTGTCGAGGAACTGCGCGATCCCCTTCACCATGTCGTCGCGCGTCAACGCTTCCGCCGACGGGGACGACAGGCGCACCAGTTCGTCGGTGAGAATCACGATCCCCGCCGCCTTGGCGATCCCCAGCGTTTGCGTGTTGAACGCCAGCGACGTGACCGCTTTCGGTTTCTGCTCCCCGACCCACCCGTACGTGCCCCCGGCGGTCTGCCCCGGCACCTTCGTATTGAACGGGATCACCCGGAACCCGGACACCTTCCCGAGGATCGTGGCGGGGCGCAGGAGCGCCAGAAAGTCCGACGAAATATTCGGCTGCACCAACGGACCGGCCCACACCGCGTCGGTGGACGTGCCAGGGGCGACCGCCGCCTTGAGGGCCAACGCGACTTCGGGCGTCGAGTCGTCCCACCGTCGGGCATATTCGGCGGCTTCGAACCGGTTCCCTTTGCATTCGAGGATGGCGCACGCCATCCGCACGAACGACGTCCCCGGCGGGACGTTCGGCCGAACGGACACCTGACGCGGCGCCACCGGCGCCAGCGGGCGCGCCTGGGGCACGATGACCGGTTCCGCTTTGGTGACGTTGAGCGCGGCCAGCTCGCGCCAGTTCACCAAGTCGCCGTCGATCGCTTTCACTTCCGCCGACAACGTCGCGTATTCCGCTTTTTGCGCGTCGTCGGTGGTCGTTTCCCCTTCGACGGTGGCGTCCATGATCGCCGCCATGCGCGCGACCGTGGCGGCGCGTTTGGCTTCGAGGGCCGACACGTATTCGGATGCGGTGTGCTTCATCTTCGGATCCTTTGCGCGCGGCGGCGCCGCTAACGACTTGACGGTGAGAATGGACGCGTGCGCGTTGGCGGGAATGGTCACCAACGACAATTCGCCAATTTCGGCGCGGGTGACGGTGCGCCCGCCGCCCTTCCTGGGTACCGATTGCAGGATGCGGATCCCCAACGAGACGCCGGTGAGCAGGCGCGCCTTGATCGAATGCCACGCTTCGTCGATCCGCGACTGCACCGCGCCGGGTTCGGCAATATCCGGCAACGCCCCGTCGAACACGATCCCGTCCGGGGTCGCGGTCAACGTGGCGAATCCGACGGGTTTACTTTGGTCGTGATGCAGGAGCAACGGAACGGGGTTTTTGAATTCCAGACCGGCGGGATCGATCACGTCCCCGTGGCGGTCGACTTCCGGCGTGGACGCAATGCCGGAAAACTGGCGCGCGTCGGACGCCAGCGATTTGACCGTCAGCAGGCTATACGCGCGTTCGAACATCGTCCAGGGTGCGGTCGAGGATGCACCCGGACGGCGCGCGGCGGGGTTGTTTCATCCAACAACCGGGTCGCGCCGCCGCCGATTCATCGCGGCCATGCGGTCCCGGCGCCAGCACCCGCACGATTTGTAGTGGCCGTTTTTCAGTTGGTACCCCGGATAGGCCTTGGACCGGCCACACGCGCAGAGACAGATCCACCACGCGGCGCCGTCGATCTGCGTGTGATAGGCGAGGACAAACAGGCGCCCGAAGTGACGACCCGCCAGATTCTCCCGTACGCCGCGCGTCATCGGGTCAATTTCAACCGCAGCAAATCGCGCACAAGCGCCGACAGCGACTGGTCCTGTTCCAACGCCTTGCGGACCAACCGGTCGTAATCCGCCGTGCGGACATACGTCGACAGTTTGGTCCCCGGTTCGGCGCGGGGGCGTCCTGGCGCGCGTCGCGGCGGCGCGTCGCGTTCGTCCGTCACGGGACGAATTTCAGCAACGCCACCAGAATGACCGCCACCGGGAGGACCGGATACCCGACCCCGACCAACGCGGCCACGGCGAGGAGGACCGCGATCGTGGCCAACACTTGTCCGGCGGACATAGGACGCCTCCGTTACACAATCAACTTGGGGACAATCTCGACGCGCCCATGTTTCTCGACCCGGCACGGCGCGCCGTCCGCGTCGCGTTGCACGCGCCCGTCGCGGTCGCGCACCACCACCACCACGAACCCGTCGACATCGTCCGCCACCTGACAGTCGTTGGTGATCTCGACCCCGTCGAGATACACCCGCGACTGCATCGCGCGGGGACGGGTCGCATCGAAGATCGACAGGCGCATACGGTCACCCGATCACAAACACGTCGTACTTCGGGACCGCCGCCACCGCGCGCAAGTACCCGCCGAACGCCAGCGTCAACGCGTCGATCGCGTCGATCTTGTTCGGGGATTCCGGGTGGTCTTTTTTCGGAATGATCGAATCATCGACCCCGCGCCGCACGACGACGTTGGATGCCTGCCACCGCAAGCACGTATTCCCGTCGTGGACAAACCGCCGGTGGCGCACGCGCGTCTCGAGTTCGCGCGCCGGACCCGTGGTCGTTTTCGCGTTTTTCTGTTCCATGCGCGCGGGGAGTCCGCTGTTGTACAACGCGCCGGTAATCTGCACGGACCCGAACTGGTCGAAACAAATATCGCGGACCGCGAACCGCTTGCACCATCCCCGAATGTCGGTTTCGATGCGCGTGAAGTCGATCATGCTTCCCGCCGTCAAGATCAATTCCCCCCGTTCCTTCCACAACCGGTATTCCGGGACCGCCCGCGCCCGTTCCAACACGACATCTTCCGGGAGATAACACCGCACGAACCCGACCACCCGGTCGGCGTCCTCGAACAGCAACGCGACCGCCGCCAGGTCGTCGAGCTGCGCCAGGTCCGCGCCGATCCAACACCGCCGACCGACGAACGCGTCGAGGGTCAGCGACGGGTCCGCGCACGCGTCCCACGCGGCCATGGACAGCCACGCCGATCCGGCGTTCGCCCACTCGCTGCAACACTTGACGCGGAATTCCTGTTCGAGCCCCGGCGTGGTTTGCGCGTCGAGGCAATACCGCCGCATCTGGTCGAGGAGCGGCGTCACCCCCAACATGGGATTCGCTTTGATCCAATTTGTTTCGTCGCGCCAGTCGTCCCCGTCGTCGATCGTGTAGATCGCCCCCCACACGTGGTCGGCGGTCACGACGCCGTCGAGGATCTTCGTCAGCGTCGACCGCATGGCGTACCCGACCGACAGTTGGTCGTACCCGGCGGTGGTCGGGCACAACAGCAGCGGATTCGATCGCGCGCCTTGCGCGGATTTCAACACGTCGTGCAGTTCGAAGGTCTGCGCGTGCGATTCGTCCAGGCAAATCACCGACGGGTTGAGGCCGTCCTGCGTCGATGCTTTCGAATTGATCGGACGCATCGTCCCGATCGTGTGTTTGCCGTCCTTGAGCAGACAAATCGCGTTGGCGAAGGACCGCAACCCCCGGTCCTGCAGCCACGGGGACCGCGCGACCATTTGTTGCGCGATCGTGAACACGATCCGCGCCTGCGATCCGGTCGTCGCGCCGCACACGACCGACGGTCCGGGTTCGTCTTCTTCCAACAGGTGGTAGAGCGCAATCGCCGCCATCAGGGTGGACTTCGCGCCCTTCCGGCCCATCTCCCAGTACACGGACGTGAACCGCCGCACCCCGGTCGTGCGGTGGCGCCACCCGAACAGCGACACCAACAGAAACACTTGCGCCGGTTCGAGTCGGATCGTCGGCGTCTGCCACCGCCCCTCGACGTGCGGCAACCGTTCGACGAACGCGCACACGCGCGCCGCCGCCTTGGAGTCGAACACGTACGGCCAGTCCGGGTCGTCCCGGCTCCGGTCGAGGTCGCGGCTCTGCCGTTCAACCGCCAACCGGACCCATTTGGACGCGGGGATCGTCCCGTCCGCAATAGAGCCCGCGTAGGCGGTCGCAATGTCGAGGAAGGGTCTAGGTCGGGGGCGGGTCCGATCGCGGTTCCTGGGGGCTGCAGGGGGCAATTCCGAGGCAAGGAGGCGGGTTCGCGCCGTGGTGCCCCTGGCGTCCTTTTCGGCCTTACTCAGCCGTGGACGCCCGCCCTTGTTTCGATGCGCGCCGGGAACGGATGCGGTGGTATCGATGCGCCTAGCTTATACGACCCGTCGACACCCGATTCCGGCTTCACACGCGTGCACTTCACGCCCTTGCACAGTGCACACGGTTGCACGCCGCACGGTAAGTCCCATTTCTGCACGGTTTTGCACGGAATTGCATACCTGAAAAGTGGCG